TGGGCTTCTCCGCACTTGAGTACATCGGCGGCGGCAAGCGCGCCGAGATCGTCCTCGACGGCGGCATCGGCTCCAACATGCCGCCGAACACAACCTTCGGCCTGAACACCGATACGTTCCGGCTGCGCTATCACCCCAATCGGAATTTCGACAAGCTGTTCGACGGCGATGGACAGATGCCCATCGACAAGGACGCCATCGCGCAGTTCATCGGCTGGATGGGCGAACTGACGATGACGAACCCGCTGTTCAACTGGCGTTTCTACGACAGCACGCCCGCTACCTGATCAACCACGCAAGGGCCGCCAATCGAGGCGGCCCTTTTTCCATTGGAGAACTACATGGCCACCGATCCCGACGCCGCGCTGGTCGCGGTGTTTCAACATCACGCCCAACCCAATGAACTGAAGAGCCGCGAAGCAGGCCGCCTGATCTGCGACGACATGGAGGTGTGCGTCATTAAGTCAGCCGGTTCACGCTCCACCGTCGTCGTGGTGCCCGCCACGTCGTACTCGCACTGGGACGTCGATCCGCACACGGGCGGTCAGGTCAGGGTGACCTACGCCGAACGCTTCGCGCACCAGTACCGGCAGTTCAAGGCGCAGGCCGCGCAGACCAAGACCGGCACGCCGCTGTCGCATGCGCCGTTCCTCACCGAGGGCCGCCGCGCCGAACTGCGTGCGCTCAACGTCTACACCGTCGAGGCGCTCGCGCACATCGATGGGCAGGAACTGAAAAATCTCGGTCCCGGTGGCCGCGACCTGAAGAACCAGTCAATCGCCTTCATCGAGGAGAGCAAGAAGGCGGCACCAAACCTGCAATTGCAGGCCGAACTGGAAGCCTTGCGCGCTCGCAACGCCATCCTCGAAGAGGACAACGAGGCGCTGAAGCTCAACGGGGCCGAGGGCGAGTTCGAGGCGATGACCCTTGAGCAGTTGCGCGCCTTCATCAAGGCCAACACCGGCCATGAACCGGCTGGCCAGTTGAACCGCAAGACGCTGCTTCGCATGGCGATGGATACCCGACCGGAGAAGGTGGCATGACCATACTGACGGTGGTGAGGGATGTCTGCTCGGCGGTCGGTGTCACGTTGCCGACCTCGATCTTTTCTGGCCTCACCACCAACCGCACCATGCAGGAGATGCTGGCTCTGTCCAACGAGATGGCGCAGCGCATCGCCTACGACCTCCGCGACTGGACGAGGCTAAAGAAGACGCAGACCTTCACCGGCAACGGTGTGCAGACCGCGTTCGATCTCCCGGCCAACTTCAAGCGCATGCTGCTCACCACCAACGTCTGGCGCTCGACCTCCGCGCTACAGCCGATGATGTTCGTGCCCGACGCCGACCAATGGCTCCAGCGCCGCTTGCTGAACCGCCTCTCGGCGTGGGGCGAGTGGACGATCATCGGCGGCCAGATGCTGATCTATCCTGTGATGGGTGTCGGCGTCTCCGCGACGTTTGCCTACCTCGACAAGAACGCGATCTCGCTGGCGAGCGGCGGCGTCGGCGAGGCCTTCCTCAACGATGGCGACACCTACCTGCTTGACGAGCGCGTGCTGAAGCTCGGCATGACGTGGCAGTGGAAAGCCCAAAAAGGCGCACCCTATGCCGAGGATGTCGGCACCTACGGTGACGCGCTGACCAACGTGATGGGCCACGACAGCCCGTCGCCGATCATCATCGGTCGCACGCCTATCTCGTCTGACGCCCGCGTCGCTTACCCGTGGCCGGTCCCGACATGAGCCAGCATCAGGCATTTCGTCGCGCGCCAGTGCCGCCAGAGGCGGCGCAAAGGCTGACGCCGATCACGATGCCTGCGCCGACGCGCGGCCTGATCGAAAACGAAAACCTGACCTACATGAAGCCGGGCGGCGCTGTCATCATGGACAACTGGTTGCCGACGCTGCGCGGTGCCAAATTGCGTGGCGGCTGTATCCGCTGGAATGATCTGCACGCGCTCGATGCGCCCGCGTGGCAGAACGCGCACCTCTACAATACGCTGAACGCGGTGGTCTACGACGCCACCTCGATCACGTTCTGGAAGGTTGCGGTCGTCCACACCAGTGCGGCGGGGCCGGCGACGTTCCCGCAGGACCGCGCCGCGCACCCGACCTACTGGATCAAGACCGACACGCCAGTGACGCGCCTGCCGGTGATCTCCGCGTTCGAATATTCTGACGGTAACAACCAGCATATGTACGCCGCCAACGCGGCCAGCCTCTACGACGTGACCGCATCGAGCATACCGACGTTGGTGAAGACGGGGCAGGCGAGCGGCAACTACTTCGCCACGCAGATGGAGAACGCCAGCGGCAGTTATCTGTTCGCAGGCAACGACGCGGGCGACTATTTGCTTCGCTACGAAAGCGCCATCTCGACATGGGTGACGCTGAACGCTGGCCAGATCACCGGGCCGCCCGGCACCACCGTCGTGGCCGGGCACAACCTCGCCTACGCTTGGAAGTATCGCAACCGCCTGTACTTCATCGAGGGCGGCACGATGAACGCCTACTACCTTGCCACCGATGCCATTGGCGGCTTGCTGAAGGCGATCCCGTTGTCCGGTGCGGCATCGAAGGGCGGCAAGCTGTTGTTCGGCGCGGCGTGGACGATTGATGCAGGCGACGGCCTCGATGACAAGTGCGTCTTCGTCACCGATCAGGGCGAGTGCCTGATCTTCACCGGCAGCGATCCTTCCGACGCTTCGAACTGGCGGCAAGAGGGTCGCTATCAGGTGCCGAAGCCGATGGGCATGAACGCGCACGTTCTGCTCGGCGGCGATCTCCTGATCGCAACCGTGGACGGCATCGTGCCGCTGTCGGCGGCGATCACCAAGGATGCAGAGCAACTGCAACTGACGATGCTGACGACGCCGATCCGCTCGATGTGGCGCGAGGAGGTTCTCGCCAAGTCGAACTGGGCGTGGACGATGGAACGCTGGGATGAGTTCGGCGCGATGTTCGTGACGTGGCCGGGTGGCCCGGTCGGCGAGCGGCGCTGCGCTGCCGTCAACACCGCGAGCGGCGCGTGGGCGCGCATGGTGGGCTGGGACGCCACCTGCTTCATCCGCATGCGCGGCGATATGTTCTTCGGCAATCAGGACGGTCGCATCATGCAGGCCGACCGCACCGGCTACGACGACGGCGTGCCCTACGTCTGCACCATCGTCGGTGGCTGGGAGATATTCCAGTCGCCGTCGCAGACCTGCGTCTGGCATCAGGCGCGTGCGAGCTTTGCCGCCGCCGCGCGCGAGCCGTTCAACCCGCACATCAGCGCCTGCGTCGATTATGTGATCGAGCTTCCGATCCCGCCGAACCCCGGACCCGATCCCGGCGTGCTTGACGTCTGGGATCAGGGCTTGTGGGACGAGGCGCTGTGGGACCAGCCGACCGTGACGGTGCCGACCGTGCGCAACACCGGCTGGGTGTCGGTGGGTGCGACCGGCTACAGCCACGCGCTGGTCGTTCAGGTGCAGGTGGCGCAGAGCGCCAAACCTAATGTCGAACTGATCTCGATCACCGCGACGTTCGAGCGGATGGGAGTTGTCGTGTGAAGTATCTGTACGGCCAAGACGAGGCGGTTGCCGACTTTGTCAGGCAGTTGGTCCCGTCGTGCCGCACGCGCGGCTTCGGTCGCTGCAAGGCCATCGGTGTGATGGATAATGATGGCGCGCTGATCGCGGGCCTCGTCTATCACAACTACGATCCCGACGCCGAGGTCATCGAAATTTCAGCCGCAGCATTGCCGCGTCAATACTGGATGACGCGCGAGACGCTGTACCGGATGTACGCCTACCCGTTCTTGGAGGTCGGCTGTCAGATGGTCGTGCAGCGCATCGAGGCCAGTGACGAGCGCCAGCAACGGATGATGGCGGCGTTTGACTTCATGCTGATCCGCGTGCCGCGCATGCTCGGTCGCGACAAGGACGGCGTGCTGTGCCTGCTCACCTACGAGGACTGGATAGCCAACAAGTTCAACAGGCGGCTCCGAGAGCAATTGTCGGAAACGCGGGAGGCGGCGGAATGAACTAT